GAATTCCACTGTCTGGGTTTGGATCTCCGTTGATCGGGCCAAACTATGTGCATGCATCTGATATCGCTTCTGAGAATCAGTGCATTGCAGGACGGGTTGAGGCGTTCACCGCACGGAAGTTTGAGGATGCCATTCGCCCAACTCTTGCCGGTTACATGGTGGAGTTTGCACACTTTGTTGTTCCTGAGGAACTTGTGGGCAAGGGCAAACCTATTGGGCATGAAGAAGTGCATGCCCGCCAGGATAGGCCGAGTCAACGGTCTATTCTTGACCAAGCCGAGCAATCGGGTCCCTGGTACAAGAGAATATTTCGCACGTTTGATAAGATCGAGGAGTACATGAAGATTACCGATCCGAGAAACATCACTACGGTGACTCCTGAAGCGAAATTGAAAAACTCGCGTTTCATGTACGCATTTCATGATGAGGTCATGAGTAAGCTTGAGCATTATGCGTTTAACAAAACGCCGAGAGAGATAGCTGAAATGATTCCTCAGATTTTGCGTGACGCGACACATTCAGTGCTGGCTGATGGATCCCGGTTTGACGGGCATGTTACTAGGTTGGCACGTGTTCTCGAGAGAATAATTATGTTCAGATTCTTTGGTTCAGAGTGGTACTCTGAGTTGAATGAGACAATGGACGAGCAAATTGGCCTGCCAGGGGTCACGCGTGAGGGACGGCTATATGCGTCCTTCTTTACTCGTGGCTCTGGTACTCTTGAGACCTCAGACTTTAATTCTTTACTTTCTATGTTCATTGGTTACTGCGCTTGGCGCAATACTGTGGTGGATGGACAGAAATGTAATCCCGAAATGGCGTGGGCCAGATTGGGCATCTATGGGGGAGATGATAGCCTGGAAGGCGCTGTTGATCCTGTTGCTTTGAAGAAGAGCGCAGAGTTGATGGGCCAGGACTATGAGATTGAAGTTGTTCAGCGAGGTAGCCGTGGGGTTAACTTTCTGAACCGTTGGTTTGGTCCTGATGTGTGGACGGGAGACTGCGACTCGATGGCAAATCCGAAAAGATTGTTGTCTAAGTTGTGGATTGGGCCCGCGACACTGCCAAACCCACTGGAGCGCTTTGCAGAGCGGATTTCTGGGTACTACCGGATGGACCGTAACTCGCCTGTTATAGGCAAGATTTGCATTGTGGCCCACGAGCTTCTTGGATCTCGTGATGAAGGACTGCTCATGCCGTGGGATGGCAAGCACTCCTTGGAGTCAAACTGGCCTAACCAGGACAGTGGTTGGATGATGGATCAATTTGTTGAGAGCATCCCCGACTTTGACTTCGACCGCTTTGAGGACTGGATTGGCCAAATCTGGTACGAGCGGGACGCGAATTTGTTATTGCGCGCGCCGTTGTGCACCCCGGCTGTTGGAATTGTTCTGACTAGTAAAGTGGTGTGCGTTGCTGCCGACGAAATGGTAGCGCCGGTTGGACCGCCGGCCCAACCCCCCAAGGGGAAGGAAGAAGCAGATGAGATCACGTCGTTAGAAACGACGGAGACTGAGTCTACTGAGGATCCGAGCTCAATGACATGTGAGCAAGAGCGTGAGGTACGG